TTTGCCAGATCAAACAGGTTAAGTATGGATTCACATTTTCATCCCAAGACAGGAATACCGGCAATTCAGGATCATAACCGATTTTCGTAAGATGAACATTGACATTGAAATCCTTCCAGAACTCACCACCTGTTCTAATTTTACCCCAATTACCCAAACCGTAAACCTGATAGTAGGCATTGTCACTAATCTTGTCCTTTTCAAAATCATCAATTACGTGTTGATCGACAAAACCACCAACTTGCTTTCCGTTCTTCCATCTTCCAACAATGAATACGTTGTATAGGTAGTTTGTCTGCATGATCACTGTGTTTCCTGAAGTGTTCACCCATTTTCCTTCCATGTCTTCAGTAGGAATTTCAATCAGGTCTTCTTGGTCAAAGATGTTCGTTTTGATCCAGTGTTCTTCACTGATAGGGTTGAAGATTCCAATGATCTGCTGACCGGATCGACCACGCAAACGTTTCCTGATTTGTTTCAGGTCTGCTTCATCAAACTGTGAGATTTCTTCAAGGATCACCCTTTTGAATCCAGTGATACCTTTTACCTTTTCCGAATCATCCAATCCTCTGAACCGGACAAATGAGCCGGTCAACTTGCATAGAATAAAATCGGTCTGAATTAAGAAGTATTCAGTCAATCCCCAATCTCCAATGATAGTTTTGAAGTCGGAGTAAATTGAGTCTTTTATATCCACATGGAACTTTCTTAAAACAAGCGTATTCTCCTTGGATAAGGATAACATTTTCTTGACTATCAACTGGACTACTGAGTAGGTTTTCGATGCGGACGAACCACCATAACACCAAATGTAACGGACTTTCAAATCATCAAAGGCTTCTTCCAAGTGCCAGTAAATGTTGTTGAATAATTTCCGGTTAATGTCAATCTTCAGTTCATTTACTTTTTCCATCTGGCTTTTCTTTGACAATGGTTAAGATTTCTTCAACACCTTTCATATATCTGACATGAGCCGATGAAGACCGGAAGGATTGTACGTTCGAGAAGCCGAATGCTTTTGCAATCTGTTCATGGCTTATCTTGCTATCCTTGATGTTTTGGTATTTCATACAGCAAATATAGTATTATTGCTAGTAAATGGGTGTATTATCACAAAACAAAACAGGACTGAAGTTAATCAATCCTGTTTCAATCCTACGTTTATCTGTCAGGGCATACGCCCAATAAAAAGGTTCTATTCATCATCTGATGTGTACCCGATCTTGATAACCGGTGTCTTATTCAGGTTCAGGTCAAAGTCATGCTTGTCCTTCCAATCAGAAGGTTTCCGGTTCTTCAGCCAGAATGCCATTGCACCAATATCACCAGCTACGTGCCTTACAGTGTTCTTAACCATTGCCGGTGTTGGCTTGCCTTGTGCATCCATTTTGATTTCGGTAGTCTGTTCGGTATAGTCATATCCCAATGCTCTTTTCAACAAAGCATTTTCAACCATCATGTCAACAGGTCTTTTCCCTCTTTTAATTGCATCTGCAAAGTCTGGATACTTGTTTTGGTACACGTAGTACTGTGCCCTTGAAACACCTAGCTTTGCTGCTATTTCATTATCATTTAGACCTTCCATTGCATAACCTTCAGCCAGCGTTGGAAAGTTTTCAGTGTACTTAGATTTTGCCATTGTCTTTCTGTTTGCTGCCCTTTTTCCATTCTTTTCTTGCTGATATAGCCATTATCACTGTTCCAATCACGATTACAACCATGATTATTAACGGTAAAATGTCTTTTGAGTCTGGATAGTGCATGGTTAAATTTTTACTGATCCTACTAATTCCATTCCTTCAGATATGCATAGGCCACCGACTAAAGCATCTTTGGTCTTTTCCACACATTTGCCGGTTGCTTCGTTCCATGCTTCTTTCTGGATTCCTTCAACCAGTTCGTCAAAGGTCATTTCTTCGCCTTCAGCGTTGAAAAATAGTTCGCTCCAATCTTTTGCTGTTTTCATGATGTTTATTTATCCACGTAAAATAATAAATTCTTGCCAAGGTTGCATTTTCTTGGCGTTATCAATTGCTTTGTTAGCTTCCTTCTTGTTCTTGAAAGGTGAAACAAAGTGGAGTGCAAATGCTTCTTGAATTACCTGACCTTCTACATTGCTGAAACTGTCAACCTGAGAATACCTACGGAACACGTAATATGTCTTTCCAAAGGTATCTGCCAGCCATTTCTTTAATTGTTTGTTCATGGCTTAAATGGATAAATGATTCCTTTCTTGTTGCCTTCAGTGTCAATCCATACAGGATTCTTTGACTTGTGTTCTATCCAGCCTTTTGTGTGAGGTTGAACACAGTACCGAAAAGCACGATCGGTCTTACTGTAATGAACATCAATGATCACACCGTTGTGCTGGATAGGTGTGTTCTTTTCGAACCAATCTGCGTATAGAACTTTGTCACCTTTCTTCAGTGGTGAATACGTGATCTTTGCATCAATCAGCCTTTTCAGTACAATTTCTTTCTGAGCAATTTCCTGTAAAATGACAGCAATTTGCTGGTCGATTTGAATTTCTTTTTCGCTTTTCATTTTCCTAAATATTTGTTTGCCAATAGTTCCAATCCCTGCCATGCCTTGCCTTTTTCAATTTGTCCGGTTTCTTCCATGACCTTGAAAGCTGCCTTCAGTGTGTCAATGGTTTGTTTTGGCATAGCTGCTGATCCGGTAATACTTGAAATGGGTTTCCATTCAATTTCTTCAGAGAATCCTTGTTCATCCATTTCCCTGATTGCAGTTTCAACCATAGCATGAACAGCCGATCCAATGTTCTTGATATTGGAAAACTTCTGGTACTTCATGAGGGTTTCAAGGAATAGATTGTATTCTTCGATGGGCGATGCCCCCAAGAAAGCCTTGGATTGCGCCAAGGAAACAAGTTTTTCAAGGTCTTTAATTTGGTGAGGTAACCACATGAATCCAATTTCTTGCCATTCGCATAGCATACTTGGAGAAATGAGTTTGTCCAGCGTTTCAAGCTGTTCTTTCAGTAAGTCCTTGCCAATGTAGGATTCAATCATATCATCTACATCTGTGATCATCTTGGCAAGTTCCATGAGTGTTGACTTGTCACTGAAGCCGTTGATTGCATTGTGAGCAATTTGCTTGGCAACAATCTGTGATCTGGTCAGGCCGGAAATATCTAAAAGGATTATGATGGATTTTAAGCCAGCTTCTTTAGATGCCCTTAACCGGTGGTGTCCTGATACCATTTCAACCTTGTCGGTTAACGCACAAAAAGGCAAACTTTCGAGTGCCTGTCTTTTACCGATATTTTCTGTCAATTGCCTGAACATTTCAGGTGGCATGACCTGTGCGTTTACGTCCTGTTCTCTGATGTTTTCAATCTCAACCCTTGCAACAATGATTCCGTTACCAAGGTCTGCGATTACTTCAACCCATTCAGGGATTTGTTTCGTTCCTTCAACCATGTCTGTTCACGTTTTAAAAATTCTACTAAGGTCTGCTGTTTTGTCCGTATTTTGATTTCACTAAAATAGGTGAGTTTGTAACCTAGTTTGCCCTTGTCTTTTGCAGTGAGTTTCATCAACCCTCTCATTTCTTTGGATTCAGGGTACTTGGTCATTTGAGTAGTTTGAACACCTTTCACGTGCTTCAGATTGTAATCCTTAACAACTGATCCAAGGGTTTCCATGTTCACTGCAAGCATTGTCAATAACCGGTTCAGCCTGAGTGTTTCATGCTTCGGAGTCACACCGTACATGATCAAGGCATTGTCCAGCAAAGTAGCTGCCATTGTAAGATTGAAGCCGAACACACCGGCAATGAATCCGTCAATGAAAATTCCAATGTTGAACTGTCCACGTGAGCCTACAAAATTGTGTGTCCAAACACTTCTGTAATACTGAGCGTGTTTGCTTTCAATTTCCATGAACTCAAACTTGCTTTTTTCGGTAACTACATGATCGGAAGGAAGGATTGAACATTTCATCGGTTTCAATTCTGTTTCATTTCCCCTGTCAATATTCTTGCCTTCAGATAGCTTTTCACAAAGTTCAGGATTGTTTGTAGTCAGGTAAACGTTGATCCCTTTCCGTACACCGTATCTGGCAAACATTGGAGTACCGGCTGTTGCACCAACACTGTTTTCTTCGTAGCAAATTACCAATGCCTTACTATTGGCACAAGTTTCACACATCAATTCTGTCAGGCCGGTAACCGGATCAAAGATACCATACTGAGGTTCTTTCCAAGTCACGTGTCCTTTGGTGTCGTACCATTTTTCAAAACCGCTATTGTGCATCAT